ATCGTCTTTTACCAATTGTTTAGGCTTCTTTTTTATTTTAAAAGAGCCTTCTTCTTTTACTTGTTCTGACATAATATAATATAATAAAAATTAATAAATAGGTTTATTGCGGTGTAAACTGCTCTAAACCAAATCCGCCTAAGTTATCATTACCGGCTGATTCAAAATCTGTAGGTAACAAATCATTTTGACGTTGATCAATCATTTGTGATTGCTGTGTTGCTTGTATTCTAGTTCTTTTATCTTTACGATCTTCTATAAATTGTTCTTTTTCTTTATCTCTACCAATTTGAGCTTGAGCTAGTTGTAAACTATACTGAAACTCTTCAGCCATTAATTGTTTTTTAATTAATGCCTCTTGCTCCATTCTTTGTATTTCAAATTGCGACTTAGCTTGTTCAATTTGTATTTCAGTTTGTGCTAAAGCTTCTTGTTTTTGTACTTCATTTAAAGCGGCTTGCTCAGACTGTTGCATGTTAGCTTGAGCTTGTGCTTGAATTTGCTGTTGTTGAGCAGCTTGATCCTGTTTTTGTTTTTGTATTCTTCTATATTTTAATATTTGATTAGCTAAAGTTATGTTTTTAACCTCTCTAATATCAATAGCATCTTCTAGGTATATTTGGCCAGATTGTAGAGCCACTTGTATGTTTTGTTCTAGCATAGCTTTTTCCTCATCATCAGGCTCAAGCTCTAAATAAATACCAAAATCATACAAATGAAGATTCTTAAGTTCTTCTAAGTTTTGAGTGTTAGTTAAAGATATACTTTGCATTAAAGCTTGTTTAGTTAAATCAAACTCTAAAGCGTCTGCTAATCTTAATGATATATTTTCACAAGCCCTTAAAGTCAAATATAAACTAGCATCAACAATATGTTTAGTTGCTATGTTAGAAGCGTTAGCAGCCATTTTTTGCAAGCCGACTAAAGCGTCTTTGTCTGGTAAACTGCCATCTCGCGCCTCATTTAATCCTGTTACATCTCTTATCATTTGTAAATAATATTGATAAGTAGCTATAAGTGATTGTATTTTTCCGTTTGAACTAGATGTTTGTACTTTACCTCTATTAGGATCACCATCTTGAGTTAAGCTTCTACCAACTATACTACCAGTTTGGAAATACATGTTTAAAGCTTCTTGAGGATTGTAATTAGTTCCATTACCTAAATCAACCTCTGCTAAACCATCTACATCTACGAATACACCATCTGGAACCATACGTTGAATTACCTGCTGTAGTTTCAATGATGTTAATTGTATCATATCTGCAAAGCTAGTACATCTACTTACTAAAGACTCTATACGACCTTGATATAAATTTGGCGCACATATAACGTAGTTCATTTTAACTTTAGTTAAATCACTATTAGGTCTTGTCATGTTTTCAGCAAGTTTCCACTCTAACATTTGTGGAACACCCATAACTTTAGCGCCACTAAATAAAACCTCTATCGATCTTGAAACTCTATCAAAGTTATCACTTTGTGGTGGATTAAAAGTATCAGGTTTTTCTAGTGTTTTTTCTAAACCAGATTCAGTCTTTTTTATTTTAAACACTTGATCTATAAACGTTTTGTATTCAAAAAACAAAACTTGAACTAAATCATTGTCATAATTTGGATTAGCTATATACCCATCACGACCAGGGTATTTAACCATTTGTTCTAATTCTTTATCAGTTAAGTACGGAAATTTTTTCTTTATTTCAGCTAAAGTCATAGACTTTATTTCACCAACATAATATATATCTTCAAAATTAGGATCATTAGTGTAAGAATAAACTAAATTAGCTGGATCAACATAATCAACCACAACACCTTCAGATTTATTAAAACTTGTTTTAACAGCTCCAATACCTATTGTAACTATATCTTCTATAGTTCTTTTGTTAGTTAATTGATATTTATTAAATGCTAATGTATTATTTATAGCTTCTTCTTCAGCAATTTCTACAGATTGTTTATAGTTTAACTGCATGTGTATTTCTAATTCCTCTTTTGACTGGGGTAGAGTTTTTTTATCAGAATTATATAAATTCATACCTGTAGTTTGCTCAATTTCATTTAAATAATCTTGAGCCATCATATCTCTATATATACCACCTACATAATCTGTTCTTTGTTTTAAAGAAAAAGGATCTTGTGCAAAAGCTTTTAAATCATAATCTTTAGCAGCAATACCATTAACTACTATGTCTACAAACTTAGGTATAATAGGTACTGGTTTCCAGTCTAAATTTAAATAAGACAAATCACCATTAATAGATAATTCATCTTTATATTTTTGTACACTCTGCTCGCCTCTAGCGTATAATCTTAAATGATGAAACTGTTGATAACCTGTATTCCATCTACTACCATTTACTCTACCACCTCTAAACCATTCATACTCAATAGCTTGACCAACTAGCAAACCATATTCTAAAGATTTCTTTTCCTCCTCAGATACCATCTGATCAGGAAACGCACTATTAACACCAGTGTTTAATTTCATCTATTAATTATTTTTGATTCATTGCCTCTGTTATCATACTTAGAAAAGTTTAAATTTACAGGTTGTTTTACAACCTCGGCAACGGGTCTATATTTGTTTTTATTACAAGCCATAATCGCTAGACCAGAGCTTATTGATGCATCATGTTTTGTTCTATTGTTTATATCAAAAGCAGCCCAGTCTTCTAATGTACGTTGAAAATACATTGTTCCATATTGTTCATTGTTATACCCAATAAACATCTCTATATAAGCTTCAATAGCAGCAGCATGTGCTTGTTTAACATCTTCACTTGAATTAGGTATACCACCTATTTCTTTTTCTGTTACAGATAATTTGTGCATTGTTTTATCTGGTCTGTTCATAGAGTAACCTCTATAACCTCTTCTTTTGAAATGATATAATAATCTAGGTTTATTATTCTCTGCAAGTATAGGCATACCGTAAAATACACAAGCCATAAGTACATCTTCAAAAAATATCTCAGCGGTTTGAGGTCTAGCTATGTATTCTAAAAATAATAAGTTAGGTGGAGCGTCTTCCATACTAAACTTAGTTAGTCCATGTAATGAACCTTTAGAACCTCTACCATCTACAGTTCCTGATATATCATAACTGTCACAACCGAAAGCACCCATATGATCATTGCCAGGAAATTTCCTACCATTTTTTATAAGAACTCTATTTTGTTGATCTTTGTTTGGTACCCATGAAACATAAAACCTACCTTGATTACTTGGAACAAACATAACGCTTGTATCTTTAATCCCACCTTCCCACTGAAAATTACCCTGTGTAACAACATTAGAGTGTTTTAAATCTTCATTGTAATCTATTTGTTCATATATCTTTGTAAGATTAAACAGCGATTGTTTTGTTTCATCTCTGAACGCATGTTTCTCAGTACGTGGAAATTGTCTATATAATTCATTAAGTGCATCAGGATCGTCCTTAAGGCCTTCTACTTCATTCTCCCAGTGTTCTATTACACCTATTTCAATCGGGAAGCCATCAGGTCCCGTCTTTTTTTCTTTGGGTGTCTCGAAGACAGGTAACCCATAAGAGTCAATGTATCCTTCGTAGTTCCATTCCATAGGAATGAACAAGCTATATAATCCCGAGCTAGTCTGCCCATTGCGGTTTCTTCTGGTAACGTCTGAGTCATCATATAATTTTTTATAATTTCTACCTCCTTTATCTAAAGCATTTGACGTTGAACCCATCATACACTTACCTATAATTCTAGAACCTAATCGTAAACAAGTTTTTGTAACCCTCCAGTTATTTAATATATTGTCAGGTTTTTCCCACTTACCAGACTCATCGTGTACAAGTAGCTTTAATTTTTCACCATCATAACTATTATCCCCTGTATTTTTCCAGTCAATAGTTGTATCTAATCCTTCTAACTCTTCTAACTGTTCGTTACTATCTAGTTTACGTCTTGTAAATCTGCTAGCAGGAACTCTGTATGCAAGTTCTGTTTTTGGCCTATCCATACCGTCTTGTATAGGCTTGAAGAAAAACGGGTAGTTGACGGAAATGGGTACGATCTTATCGGTAAACATTTTCTTTGCATCAGCCCCAGACTTTGATAAGACACCGTATCTAGCATCACTAGAGATAGTGGCAAGGTTGACTGTTTCGCCAGATGCCATGAATGAAAAACCAGACCGTCTGTTTTTGAGGTAACACATTCCGTAGCAACGTGTATCTGCTTTGCAAGCTTCCCAGAATATATAGAATAATCTGTTTGCTTCCCTAAAATCTGCTTGCCCAACATCAATCTTGGACCACTGCAGGTACATGTAATGAGTACCAGTAATATAAGTAGCTTTACCCTTGTTATTAAACCAATAACCTTCGTGGCGCCTGGCAAATTCTCTATCAATATATGCATACCATTTTTCTTTAAAATCATCTGGATATTGTTTCCAGTCAAATATTGTTTTAATCTTTTTTAAAGCTTTAGGGTATTCGTGGGTTTGCCACTTGTCAGCTTCAGTAAATACATCTTTTTCTTTTGGTAATGCTATTTTTAAGTTTTGTATTTCGTATACTTCACCTATTTGACCAGTTTTAGATATAACAATAACATCATGTTCTTTATTATAACCATAATCCCACTTCTTAGATTTATTTAATCTTTTTATTACATGTGGTTTTATGTGATCAATTACTTTATATAAAGTTTGCTTATACATTACTTAGATCTTCTTTCTGCAAAACCTCCAAAAGCTTCAATTTTCTTTTCTTCTTTTGGTTTATCGTTTAACATATCTTCTTCTTCTTTAATACGGTTTAGTATTTCAAAAGCATCAA